ATATACAAACTATGGATGCTCAATCATTTTCTCAATTTGCTTATAATAATAAATCTATTTTTGCAGCAGCAATTCAAGCAGGGAATAATGATAATAGTGTATTTAGAAGGAGTAAAAAATAATGTCTTTATCAAATTTTCCAAGTATAGAATCCAGTTACTCTTTAATTAAAACACCTACATTTGATACTAAAATTATAAATTATGGTAATAAATCAGAACAAAGAATAAGTTTAAATGATGATCCACAATATAAATTAAAATTAACTTTTTCTAATTTAAGCATAAGTGATGCAGATTTATTACAAGCTTTTTTTATAACTTGTAAAGGAAGATATACTGCTTTTTATTTAACATCCCCTGATGAGTCTAATAGAAGTGCAATATGGACACCTAATACTGCTTATATATTAAATCAAATTATAAGACCAATAACAACTAATACACATAGTTATAAATGTACTATAGCAGGAACAAGTCATATTTCTACAGAACCTACTTTTCCAACTACAGTTAATACTACAGTAGTGGATAATGGAACTTTAACATGGAAAGAAAATACTCTTACTGTTAGATTTGCAGAGGATACTTTAAATATGGATTATTTTCAATATAATTTATATGATTTAGGACAAATTGAATTTATAGAGGTAAATGCATAATATGGCTTTAACTGATACTCAATTAAAAGTAGTAGAATTATATAAAATAGTTTTAGCTGGAAATTATTCTGCTACTGCTTATTTTACTAATAGTAATGAAAATATTATATATGATACAAATACTTATCAAGCAATTCCTATAACACGCTCTAATATTGGTTATCATTCTAATTTAGAGGTAGATAAAGTAGATTTAACTTTTGGTTTAGTTGGAATTACAGTAGGAACTTTAAATTTAACTATACCAAAATTAGTAAAAAATGATTTTTTAAAAAATGCTCATGTTTATATTTATTTATATGATGTTGAAAATAGTGTAGTATTACAAACTTTATTTGAAGGCTATTTGACAGGGGATATAACTTATAATAAAGGTACTATTACAGCTTCATTTGGATCAATTCTTGATAAATTAAAAGATAAATTTCCTAAATTAATTTATTCAGAATTTTGTAATCATAATTTATTTAATTCTTATTGTGGTTTAACTAAAGCAACTTATTTACATACAGCCACTTGTACTACTGGTTCTACTACAACTATGCTTTATGCAAATACATTATTTTCTTCTACACATACTGTAGGTTATTGGGATAAAGGGGAAATTTCTTTTACTTCAGGGAATAATAATGGGGTAAGTAAAACAGTAAGAAAACATTATGATGGTTATGTTACTTTAAATACACCTTTACCTTATACCCCTTCTATTTCAGATACTTTTAATATATATCCGGGTTGTGATAAAAGTGGGTTTACTTGTGCAACTAAATTTGATACTGATAATTATGCTAATTTTTTAGGATTTGAAACAATTCCAAATCCAGAAACTTTATATGAGTAATAAAGGTATTTATGAATAAATTAGAATTTATTGAAGAAGCAAAAACTTGGAAAGGCACAAAATGGAGACATGGACAAGCTCTTAAAGGAGATTCCACTGATTGTATTCAATGGATAGGTTATTTAGGGAAACAATTTGGTTTTATACCAAAAGAATATAAATTTCCAAGATATTCAAGAGATTGGGCTTTACATAATAATTTTTCTATATTAAAACAAGAAATAAGTAAATTTTGTTATAAAAAAGATATTATGGAAAAAAGTGATATTTTACTATTTATATTTGGTAAAACTTCTTCTCATGCTGGAATATATTTAGGAAATAATGAAATGATTCATTCTCATATAAAAAATGGAGTAGAAATTATAAATTTAAATCAACATATTAATAAAACAGAAAAATATATTGATATATTAGACTCAATATGGTGTCCTAATGAGTAATGCAGGACAAATTGCTTCTGGGGTAGCAGGAGGAATAATAGGCTCTATTTGGGGGCCTGTAGGAGCTTATAGAGGGTTTACTATAGGACTTATGATTGGGGGTATGTTATTTCCTAATACAACTAAAGGGGAAGATACCTATGACACTGTAGGGAGTTTATCTATAACTTCTTCTGGATATGGTAATTCAATTCCTGTTGTATATGGCACAAGAAGAGTACCGGGGAATATAATTTATTATGGGGATTTTACTCCTGTAGCTCATGTTACCGAAACTGAAAGTGGAGGAAAAGGTGGAGATAGTGATACAACTACTTCTACTACATATACATATACCGTAACATTAGCTATTCCTGTATGAATGGGAACTGCTGATGTTTTAAAAGTATATGCAGGGGATGTAGAGATCAGTGCTTCTATTTATACTGTATATGATGGAACTCAGACTACCCCTGATAGTACAATACAAACTTGTTTAACTGCTGAAGGAAAAACAAGATTTCCTGTATGGAAAAATTTATGTTACGTAGTATTTCCAAATTATGATTTAGGTTCAAATACAAGTTTACCTAATTTTACTTTTGAAGCATCATCTTCTTTTTCTTTTGAAGGTGTTCCTATAATGACAAGTAATATATCCCCCTCTGGAGTTTGTAGTGCTTCAAGTGAAAATGGATCAAATTCTGCTTATAAAGCTTTTGATAAAGATGATACTACATATTGGCAAAGTGCAGATTCTTCTTATCCTCACATTATAAAATATGAGTTTGATTCAGCTAAAATAGTAACAGAATATAGTATCACACAAAGAGCAGATGAAAATATTTATTATCCAACAGAGTGGACTTTTGAAGGGTCAAATGATAATATTACTTGGGTTGTATTAGATACACAAACTGGACAAACTTTTACTTTAGGGGAAAAGAAAACTTTTACAATAGTAAATACCACTAAATATTTATATTATAAAGTTAATATAACAGGAACTGAAACTTCTATAATATTATTACTTCATTGTAATGGTGAAAATGGTTCTACTACTTTTACTGATTCTGCCCCACCTAATCATACTGTTACAGCACAAGGGGATGCTAAAATATCTACTGCCTTAAAAGAATTTGGAACAGGTTCTGTAATATCTGATGGAAGCAGCGACTATTTAAGAGTTCTTGGTTGTGATGATATGTTATTTGGGGAAAAAGAATTTATAATAGATTTTTGGGGTAATTTTACAAAACCTACAGGAGATATAGACTCTTTATTTAATATAGAATACTCAAATTCTCATACTCCTTATAATTATGGTTTAGAAATAATATTATCTAATACAGGAAAAATATTATTTTATTTATCTAATGGTGTAGTAGCTTATGCTGCTACTAATAATACTGATATTTGTGATGGTTACTTTCACCACGTTTTAGTAACTCGTTATGGAAATAATTTAGCAGTAGCTATAGATGGTAATTTTGGAACTCCTTATGATTTAGGAGAAGGTTTCTCAATGAATACAAGAAGCAGTCCTGACTGTTGTATACTTTCAAGAATAGGTGGGAGTCTTAGTTGTATTGGTTATATGGATGAAATAAGAGTAGTATCTGGTATAGGCCAAGAAATAGAATCTTTTTCTCCCCCAGAATCTGAATATGAAATATAGTAAAAGGATAAATTAATGGCTATAACAAATATAGCAGCATTAGAACTTATAATAATAGAAGGAGATGATGTGCCTCCTACAGTAGTTTCCAAAGATGTTTTAACTAATGATTTATATGGTTTAAATTTAACAGAAGCAACTTATTTAAATTCTACTAATTTTGATGAAACAGAATCCTATTGTATAGCAAATGATTTATTAGTATCAATGGTGTTTAATGGGCAACAATCAATTCTTGATGTATTACAATATATTATTAATCATCATAATGGTTATATAACTTATTATGATGGTAAAATATCACATAATCAATTAAAAACAGAAACACCTATAGCAGATTATACTGATTCTTATATAGTAAAAGAAGAAGGGGCTAATTTTCCTCTTTCTTTAACTAAAAAAGGAAGTAGAGATTGCTATAATAAAGTTACTGTAGAATATTCAAAAAGAGAAAAAAGTTATAATACTGGTACAGCAATAGATGATGATTCAGTAGATATAGATAATTATGGATTACAAATTACTACAGTAAATTTAGATGGTTTAACTACATTTACAAGAGCACAAAAAATGGCTGGTTTATTACTTAGAAGTTATTTAAATAACCCACAACAATTATCTTTTAAATTAGGGCCAAAATCATTATCTTTAAAACCCGGAGATGTAATAACATATACTGATGAAGATTTAGAATTAGATTCTTTTTCATTAAGAATATCTTCAATTAATGAGGGTAAAGATTATCAAATAGAAGTAGAAGCACAGGAAGAAAAAGATATTTATGATTTAATAAATTATGGAACAGATTCTTCTACCCCTGTAAACTCTCCAGATTTATATTCAGACGCTTCTTCTATAACTAATGAAGTATTAGTTGAAATACATCCTAACTATACAGAACAATGTGCTTTAGCTATAAGCTCATCTAAACCAGATGAAACACAGTGGGCTGGAAGTTCTTTATATAAATCTTATTCTTCAGGAGGAACTTTTACTAAAATTGATACAGCTTCTTTTTCAGGAATTACAGGAATAATTTCAAACATAGATATAGATAATAGTGGTTTATATTATATAGATGTTGTTTTTACTTATGATTATACTTTTTCTTCAACAACAGATTTAGATTCTTTAATAGTATCACCAAAAACTAATTTATTTGTTATACAAGGAAGTTATGGTGATCTTTATTTTAGATTTCAAGATGCAGATTTAATAAGTACATTAACTTGGAGATTTTCTAATTTAATTTATAATTGTACTGAATTTGCTAAAATTAATGAAGTTGGCTCTATTGCTATTGGAGATAAATTTGTATTATATAACCCTACTCAATTCTTTTTAACTTTATCAAATACAGATAAACATAATACTTTATATTTTAAATTACCTTCATATAATTTTAAAGGAACAGAACAAAGTTTAGCTTCTATAAGTGAAAAATCTAAACTTATTTCTGCTTTAATAGATGTTCCTTTATCCCCTTATAATGGAAAAATAAATAATATAGGTTTAGATACTTCTAATTCAGTAACAATAAATTCTGGTGACATTGATTTAGAATTTTGTAGTAGGAATAGAAAAAATTTATATTTTAATACATATAATGTAGATGTTCCAGAAGATTCAGATTTTGTATATTTTCAAATAGAGATAAAAAAATCTGATGATACCTTATTAAGAACAGTTACACAAACTACTAAAATTTATACTTATACAACAGCATTACAAACAATAGATGGAGGACCATTTTCAGATTATAAATTTGTAATAAAACAAAAAAATTCAAGTGAATGGAGTTCATCCTATACAATTAATATAACATTAGTTTAAATATTTAAGGAGAAAATATGGCATATTCTACACATTATAATTTACCAGAAATACCT